GTTTAACAATGTTAGAACTATTTTGAACAACAACTGCATCTCCATCATTGGCTGTTTCCACAAAAAATCCTGAGACTGTGTTTCCTGTTGATCTAAAATTAATAATCTTGTTAAAATATGGACCAGCAGCCAACCACAACACGCGAGGAGCAGGATTTATCTTGTAGTCCTCAGTGGTAGTAGTGGCCATTTGTAATTCAATGTTTGCATTTCTAGCAGTCATACCAACATAATATGTTGGATCGGCCTGTTTTGTTTCAACACTGTTTACCCATGGGCGGTATGCAGTACCATGTGTCCACATTTCCAGTGTATTTTCAAATTCTAGAATTGGACGAAGCGCTCGTGCTGATGTAATAGCAATGTCTTCAAAGGGTAAATCTAAATAATCTGCTATGGTTTGAATAGTGTCTTTGTGATACCATACATTTACACGGCTATGTGCATTTCGATTTTCTGCTCCAACCTTTTGCAAAATATAATGTTTGGCATTGATACCTTGAATATCACCGTCCCACTCAATTCTATCCCAAGGAATAGTTGTTTGGTCCCATCTACTCTGTACCATCTTGCTATAAACGGTGGCAGTTATTTGGTGTGTGCTGCCAAGCAGACGAATACCTTGCTCTGTGCCCACTCCTTCAACTTGCCAAATTCTCGGTGATTTGTATTCTTCTTTGGTAAGGTAATAGTCATCCAAGGCAATATAAACTATATTACCAGCAACCGGAGGTGTAATCCAATATATTTCATTGCCCAATATACGATAATCAACATTTTCAATTTTTAACACAGCATTGACACTGACACCAACATAATCTTTGTTATAACCAGTTAACTCAAAACCAATTGGATCAATGCTTGCGCCTGTTGACACATACTGCCTAAACTCATTACCGACAATATTGGTTTGCTCAGGATGCTGCTGGAAAATTAAACGCATGCCGTTTTTTAATTCAAGTCTGCGACCATTTCTTTGCACCGGCAGCGTATAATAACGACTGCCAATAATATCTCGCCTGACATCATAGTATTCTGGCTGAGATCCACCAGTAGCATGGATTGCCGGCATACCTTCTTCAAGCCAGTAGTAGTCGTGCCAATTTACAAGCTTGTCTGGATCAACAGGCAGATCACAAATTGCTATTGGTACCGGCAGTTCTTGATTGCGGTCATTGAATCCCCACTTAACTGCTACATCATCGGCTGTTAGAGTTTCTACACCAGTTTCGGTAAAAAGTACTAGACCGTTTTCCAACTGTCTTTTCGCAGTAGAATGAGGAAGGTTTACATTGTTTGTTGTTTCGTTTGTTTTTCTACCAACTGTAAAATTTAATGTTTCCAGGCTGTCAGGCTGAAACATATTTTCAATAAAAGCATCAAATACTTTTTTGTTGCCTTCTGTTTTAAACACGCCTGGCAAAAGGTCGTAGACTTTGGGAGAGGTAGTTTCTACCAGAGTCTGGCCTGGCGCAGTTCTGATCAATGGCTTTTCAGGATTTAGTTTCTTTGGATCTTTTGCCATTATAAAATACCTTAAACTGTTACGGCAACGGCGCTGGTAATAATTTCAACATCACTAACCGATGCGCTACTAATAAAAATTTCGTCGTCGTCACAGCGAATCTCGAACATATCATTTGGACCTAACCCTGTTTGCAGAGGAATCAATGCAATGCTGCTAACAATTCCGCCAAGTCGTGTGTGTACCCAAGAAGCCATATCAGTGAAATAAAATGTTTCACCAAATTCCCAATTATCAATTGAAAAGTAATCACCAATGGCTTCAATAACTCGAGATCTTATTTCAGCGTCACTAATTTTGGTACCGTCTGATTTGGTTACACGAATTTTGACTCGATTACGCAAATCACTTCCAATTCCAAATATAATTTTGAAGTTCACAGGATGAAATACAATAGAGTCACTAATACTCTTGGCTGGTAACACCGAAGACATTTGCCGTGACAATGTAAATGAATCAGGTGGAAATGGTCTTCGGCCTCGTCGAAGACCACCAGCAATCCATCCTCTAAATTCTGTATTGAATTGTGAAGTCAGCACATACATATCAATGATGTTGGTTGTAGTAGGATTAATCCTGATATCTCTCAGTGGTACATGGTTGTACTGTACTTTCAATCCCTGTCTACCTGCGTATGGACCAATTTCACCGCTGGCACCTTGTGCCGGAGATAGTGTGAATTGCCCCGGAGCATCAACCAATTGAACGCGATTCAAAGTTAAACTCTGATTGCTGATAATCTTAGAAATTATTTCTGGATCATTAGGTACTAGGGTTTCAGCAATACCAGGCGACAAAACTAATACTCTTTTGAAGTCGTTGCGACCGTCGTTTAACTTGTAATAATCAACAATGTCCAGGGCTAGTTCTTGCCCAATACCGCTGTTGATTGCTAGAATTTTAATAGTGTCTGACACGCTACGACGAGTTCGTCGATCAAGACCTTTTCCAAATTTGGTATTATAAAATGCTAGTTGTGACTTGCTACCAAATGTAGTTTGATCTTTTCTTAGAAAAGAGCCCCATGACTCAGCCAGTGTGTTATATGAAAATCTTACTAACCAACTTGCGTCTAGGTTTTGATTGGTATTGTTACCAGCACTAATTAGGCTAAACTCACTTGACAGATCAATATTATCAGCACGAACAAGGCGCCAGCGATCAAATGTTTGATCGTACCGAATAGCAAAGTCTCGCAGTGCGTCAATTTCTTTCATAAATTCAGTTTTTTCGGCTACATCAAACACAGCTCTAAGTGGCGGGAACCATGACAAAATACGCACAGGATCACCGCTATCTATAATAGAATTTAAAAATACAGCACCCTGTCCATTGGCTCGTAGTCCAGTATTGACACCCAAATTGTCAGTCAATCCAAAGCCTTCTCTATATACATCACTAATCTTGGACCACGTACCATCAATGGTTTTAATTAGTGTATTTTTGCGTAGGTTTCTAAATTGAATGTCGGGATTGCCTTTACCAATGCGTAATGGTAACCCCAGTCCGTCGTCAAGTACAAAATAGCCATGGCTGATGGCATTTCCTGAATCTATTGTTTTCCAATACACTGTGTCAGCAGATATAATTGGCTGATATTTCTTGTAATAAAATTGATGCAACGACCGATCAAGTAACCGATTCTCAATTACATCTATAACCTCGTCGCTGCTTAGTCCAATTTCAAGAGACCCTTGTTCTACTAAATCTCTACTGTAGATAAACCCATCGTCGGCTATAGATATTGCTGGTCTGTAAGTTCCGGAGGGGTCTTGAAAATCACTGAACAAGCTTTGTCCAGCATGGATTCTATTAATAGACTTGACTTTGGTAATGCCGCTCATTTTGCCTTCTGGATATGTATTATAGTCGCTACCAGTGATCATTCTTTCTTGTGTTGCAGCAGTTCTACTGGCACGATTCTTGATTTGACTAACAGTTTCACCGGATAAATTAGATACTACTTCAGTTAGCTGTAGTGAAACTGTAAATGATTGTAAGACCCCTGTTGAATCAATGTAACTAATTGCAATTTCAGAGTTAGTTAAATTGAGAGGCACAAATGAAATGTCCTCGGCTGCGCTTTGTCTGTACCAAATGCGAATGTTACCAGTTGGTATGTCAGAAAAAATGCCATCGCCAAATTTAATCGAAACAGAATCATTCTCTCTAGTAATAATTTCATACAAGTTTCTAGTATTTTTATTGACTCCGTTGAAAACAATGTTATTGCCTAAAATATTTGACACCGGTGTCCAGTTTGATAAAATACGCCCAGTACTGTCAATGCTTTGTACCCAAATATCCGTATTGTTGACATTGTCACTATTGATATCAATCACACGATTTTCTACGCTTTCATTGAGTATAAAATCGTCAAATTTTAAAAGACCTTGCTTGAACATAAAGAACCAACCATTGGCATTCGTTGAAAATCCTGCACCGTCGTTGTTAAACAGCAACGACAGATAACCATAAGGATTAGGTACACTTTCAACTGCTAGTTGTGTTTCGATGTCAATGTTGACAGGCACCAATTCGCAAGAATAGCTGATGTTATTTTTAGATGTTAAACTTACAGATTCAACCATAGTTCTAGAATCTGGCTGGTCAATTTGATATAGCTGTCGTGTCACACCATTGTCAACAATTCTACTGATTGGTCGTCCAATGGGATTAGATTTGTTAAGAGCTTGATTTAGAATTAGAGAAAATTGCTCATTGAAATCTGAATTTAACGGATCTCCCCAAACAATGTTTAGTCCAGCCAGGTTAGTACCTTTGCTGTCTATAATGTTTTGTGTGGTGCTAATGGTAGCAATTTTTAAGAATCCGCTAGCAGCAATATTTCTAGATGGTTTGTAGCCAAGTTGTCGTGCAATGCTCATCACATTACCGCGTACTTCAGCAGTTTCTAAAAAAGTTTCTCGTAGATTTAAATCGCTGCGGAAAGCAATATTTTGCCCCATATAGGCCATAAGGTCAATGAGTGCAACATATTCGCTGGAATTAATAAAGTCATTAAAATCTTCAGGATAATTTGTTTGTACATAGTCTAATAATGCTGTTCGTAAGCTTTCAAAATCATAAGCTTTGAAATTGGCATTTGTCAAGTATCTATAGGCATTAACCCAATTTTCAGCAGCATTTAGTTGCCCAAGTCGTCTAGATTGTGTCATTCTGTTTGTGTTCCTTTATTAAAAGTCAAAGGTAACTGTATTCTTTCATCGGAGGGCAAATACAGAAGATTGATCTTTATATTCAATGCATTTGGTTCTTCGCTGATATCTACAGTCAGAAATTCCCATCTTGGGTCGTTTTTAATAATGCTGATAACATCGTCAGTGATTTTTTTCTTTATACTGTTATCCATAGGATCAAACAACAATTCCCAAATAATGCTGCCAAAAGTAGGCATCATTACACGCTCACCTCGGCGTGTATTAAAGTGATTCAATAGGTCTTGGATGGCGAGATTCATGTCATAGCGAACCGGGGATACAAAACCAGTTTTGACAGAGCTATATCCACGAAATCTAGTAGTAATTCGCATACGCCTATTTAGCAGGTTGTATTATGCTGGGTTTTATTAAAGCTCAAGAGGTCGGCGGTGTCGTGGTGTTGAGCGCGACTTGGGTTGGGGCACCTGGTGGGAAGTTCCCGCCGAGGTGAGGCGCACCATATTTGTCATTGAGCTGGGCTATTGTCAAGCTGGATCCCGAAGGCACTTGTCCGGTGTTTAGATATGTGCTTCTTTCATATTGTGTGCGGTGTATTGTCGTTGCAGGTCCATATGTTCTTCCTACTCGTATTCCGCCATGTGCGCCGTTGCCAAAAGGGCCTTTCCAATTGTTATTTTCAGGCAACGGTACTCGTCCAGACGCTATCTCTTTGTTTCCAGCAGACTGTCCTTCTGTCCTCAAACGATCTGGTGATTTGATCACAGTGTCTGGATTTGGCTTGCCTGTCATGGCATATTTTGCATCGCTGTTTCTGAAGGCGGGAGTCCCATAAGAAGCATTGGCCCAGATTTGTGCAATGTCAGCATTTGTGGCTTTGCCGTCAGCATTTTTAGCTGCTGCATTACAGAGATCAACAGCCATTTTATCAGCCATCGCAGGAAAATTGTAAGAAGCCATGATCAATGCATCAATTTGACTTTGTGTCAAGCAGACATTTTTACCAGCTTTGGCTTTTGCTATTGCTCGCATTACTCTTGGAGTATTTTCTCTATCAATGATCTGTCTACTAGCCAATCTTGCTTCGGCTTCACTGGGTCCTGCCATCAACGCCTTCTTTAGGTTTTCATCAATCTTTCCACCATAACCAGGACCAAAAATGTCAAGCCTACTGCCGTAACCAATGCTGTAACCTTGAAAATCGCTGTACATGATTCCGCGATAAGCTTCGCGACTTTTTAAAATAGCAAATCCTTCGTCACTGAGTTTTGACTGGGTGGGTTCAGGAATGCAATCCACAGCATTGGTAGCGTCTGGTGCTGGTTTGTCTTCTGGTTTGTCTTCATAGCTCGATGGCGCAGGAGTAATAGTGCTAGCTGGAACACCTGGGCTACCCGGTGGCACTGTTGGTTGCTCGCCTTTGCGATAACTGTGACCACCATAAGGCTCAGCTTCAGGTACGCGACCCGCAACACTTTTACCCACTGTTGTATTACTGACCAATGAATTCATAGCAGGCAACTGTGCTCGTTCTGCTGGCGGACCGTTAAGGTCTATGCGTTGTGCTGTCAATTTCATTTGACTGTCAGCAAGAATATTCATATTTTGACTCGAGGTTAGTTTCATGCCTGTGGTGCCAGTAGCATTAAAAATTTCACAGGCCTCAAGGTTCCAGTTCAGGGCCGCCACAGCATTAATATTTTGCCCTGCATCTGCATTGATATTTTTTGTTGCTCGTAAATTGATACTACCTTCGGCGTTGACAGAAAAGTCACCTTTGGCATAAAAATCAATGTTTCCTTCTGAATCTAATTGAAACCATGCTGTGCCTGCTGCATTGATAGCATAGATAAATCCACCAGCATTATCTAAAATAAGTGTATTACCTGATGCTGTTTGTAATCTAACTTGTCCTCCATCACCGCCATTGGGACCGTCATCAAGTACAAGCCTGTGCTGCCCTGGTGATAGGAAGCCGTAACTGTTTCCAGGACCTTCCTTAACATTGCGAAAGGGTCCAGCGTTTGTGTGCCCGCGAGAAAGGTCTTTATCAAGACCTTGTCTAATTAAGTTATCGCCTTGCGGGTGCTTTGGACGGTTTTCAATTTGAGCATCTGTTGTATTGTATCTGCTTCTTTCTCCAACTGGCAAAACTTCTCCCTGGTGTGTTTGCCCGGAAGCAATAGCTGGAATAGCATGTGTATGACCATCATGCGGCAAACAACACCACCAAATACCAGTGCGTGGATTACCGTTAATAAAAGCACAAACTACCTGTACGTTAAGATCCGGTGGCACCATCCACATGCCATAGCTGTGTTTTGTTTGACTATATTGGGTAGCATTTTTGGCTTGAGGTTCAGTACTCGGATTTGCAGCACCTGCCAATGGTGGACAATATCTTACATCGAACCAATTCGTTTCGTCATCTTCATTTGAATGACTCAGCTCAGGTATCCATACCCATAGTCTACCTAAACCTTTGTCATCTACATTTTTCTTTACCTTGCCAATGTAAATGCCATGAATTTTAGAAGTGCTGGCACCGAGACCCCCAGCATGGTGGGATAACATTTCACCTGTAGAAGTAGCTCTCATTAGCCTAGTGGTCCCGGGAACGACCGGCGGCTGCGCCCAGGTCGATTCGCCTTATTAGGCCCTGAGGCGGCTGCGCTACCTTGACCTACAGGCTTCACCTCGCCCAATTTATCGATTGGGATGCCGGTCCGCTGGCTGATCTCTCTTTTAGCCTTCTCAGACAATCTCGAGGGATTAGAGAGATGTTCTTTAGTACATGTAAGCGTTGATGTAAATTTACCTTTAATAAATTTGTTTTGCATTTCCCTAGCTACATAGATTCCTGTAATGGCGTCTGCCTGTCTTAGATTCATTACATCGTTAGCGTCAGTGTCTGCGGCTGGAATATTTGCTTGGAAATAGATAAACGGCAACCAGCTATGTGACGCTGTTTTCCCGCGTGTTTTTGCCATGTCTTCTTCGGTAAGATTTTTTTCCATATATTCCCACACATCTTCTTCGTAGGGTGGTTTGCTCGGTGTGCCGGGAATTTGCATTAGATAATAGGGATCGCCAACAACTTCCAGGGTAAGGTTTCGCAGATCTGCGGTTCCTTGCCCTTGTTGATTGTTAATTTGCGTATAGATACTGTACTCTCGTGCATTGTCTTTGTTCTTGATAGGGGGCACGGCGTCAATATTAGTAATATGAATTTGCGGCATGTGCGGGTACCAACCTGGTCTAGGTTCTGTGTAATCTAAGAGATTCTCTTTCTTCTCTCTATACAAAAAATCTTCAGCATATAGTTGGAAGTGTTCACTAGCTGGAACGTTTACCTTGCGGGCTTCGTTACAGCTCACAGACGGCGGGCCGGCACGAGACGATGAGGATTGCCCTGGAACAGAAGGGACAGTGCCCACGGCTTTCCCGTTCTCATTAACAAACTGCGGGCGAACCATGCGCCAGAGATAGTCAAATTTAAGCTCGCAGTTGATAACTTCGCTATTTTCACCTGTATAGATCCATTTGTAGGCCTTCCGCAATACACCTAATTTTATAAATTCGTCAACTCGTTTATTTCTGTTCGTTGCATTCCAGGCGGATTCATACTCTTTAGCACCAATAATATTTTTAGCATCCGGTTTAGTTGTTATAAAGTAATACACTTCCTTGGCACTGGTTCCAATTTTGTTATCAAACATAATAGCACCATTTTGCTCTCTGACCTTGGTTCCGCTAATAATGCTGACATTTCTGGGCAGAATATGAATGGTGTCTAATTTAGTGTCTACGTCATTCATAAATTTCTTCTCAGGAATTTTATGCATATACGCCATAAGTGCATCGCTATTTGCCAAACTCTTTAATATAAAATTCTGAATAGTTTCTCCTGGTTTTCCTGAATAGTCGCCGCGGAAGAAGGACGAGACCGTCGGGATCAAGCCCTCATTGACGAGCTTTAACTTCGCTATATCTTTGTGTGGTATTATATGATAAATATGGCTAAAGCACCGCTGACCTGTCTTTACTTTTTCGTCTTCTCGCTCGTTCAATATCTTGCTAAGTGCATTACAGAAATCTTCAATACTCTTTGTTTGGCGCGCAACACTCAGACCTGTTTCAATGTGAGTATGATCTGACAGTTGTGCGTCAGTACTAGCAGCGGCCATAATAAAATCATAGGTACTGCCCTTGTAGTCCAACTTCATTGACAATTCCCGCAATTGTACATACCAACGAAATACTAATTCTTCATTGTCCCAACCTAGGCAAACTTCGGGTTCGTCGCTTCCGACGTTATAGCCTTTAAAAGTTATCTCGAGTAGATATTCAGCCGAGTCTGGCTTTGGATAGCCCATCAGTTGGGCAGCACTGTGTATGGATTCCAGGAATCTTCCGCCTATTGGTTCAACTAGTTTGCCGGTCCATTTAGTTCCCGTTTGAAAGGCATAGAGTCCGGTGGCGGAACCCGAACCCACAACATTCATGACCAGTTCTTCTAGGTAAACTGTACCAGTCGCGCCGGTTTCCCACATGACCATGCCTTTTTTGAAATCGAATGATCGTGCCGGTCGTCCTTTGCTAACCTCACTTTGCGGCATCATTGTTAACCTAGTATGGTAGGTCACATTGCGATACCTTTGCAAGGGATTGTAGACTACGTCAGGGATGCCAATATCATCCAAATACTTTGGTTTTTCAATAACAATTTCAGGTTTTTTTGTAGCCATTAGCTAACCCTAGGCATGTCTGAGGAGGAAAGTACTCGCAGTATCATTCCTGGTTGTAGGTCCCTAATTGGATCTTTGAGTTGGTTTCTGTTCAATAATAAAATTACCCACCAATAAACACTGGTTCCATATAGATCGTGGCTTAACAAATCTAGCCTATGTTGAAATTTTGGTGCCACTGTTATAAATTCAGGAGTTTTCCCTTGTAGCAGAATTTCTGCCGTTGGCAAGTTTGCAATATCAAGATAGAAATCTTTGATATTGGTATTTGCATATTGATTAACTGAATATAGTGGCATTATTAGATATATCCTTTGCCTAACAGCGATCCATCTAGGAACTTTTTAAGTTCAAACTCCTTAACAATTTCAATTGGATTCATTTGTACAATCAGTGTCACTGACATGTCAAACAGCACCGGTACAGCCTGCATATCGGGCATGTTGGGGTCCGGGTCCTGCTCTTCTGCCGCCGCCTTCGCCTGTTCCGGCGCGGTCGCGGGGGGCCGGTGGAATGGAACGCCGGACCCATCCAGTGAATTGCCGACGTTGTGATGATCATAAATGGCAAAGCCTCCGGAATCGACGGCGGGAACGTGCCAGGCATCGCGCTCGCGCTGAGCGGCGTCGCGCTCTGCCAAGCTGGTCATCGCGTTAAAGCGGGCATATTCGCGCCA